TCGTGGAATATATCTTCAGGGTTTTCCACGGTTGCTAAAACTTCGTCATCATTGAGAAGTCTTATTTCACCCCCATCTATTTTTATTCGTGATCCGGCATATCTTGCAAAGATAATCCAATCACCTTTTTTACACCAGGGCCCTTCTGGATATCTTTCTTTATCATAGCAGTGTGGACCCATTCTTAAAACTAAACCACAAGTTGATGCTACTTGTGATCGTTCTACTGTTTCATCTGCTAGTAATATTCCACCTTTTGTTTTTTCTTTTTGTTTAAAAGGTAAAACTAAAATTCTCCAACCTGTAGGTTCAGGTAGTTTTGATTCTTCACTAATCTCTTTTTTCTTTGGCTGTTCAACCCCAACAAGAGTTTTATTGGGTGTTATTATTTTTTGCTTTGATGCTGATAATTGTTCCTTTACTGTCATTTTGCTCCTTTTTGTTTAGCAGGGTGGATATTTCCTGTAATAAACTCTCGTAAGTTCTTACTTGACCTAACATATACTGGTATCTTTCCATACTGTCAATAGCTCCGCTAGCCATTAATTCCTTAACGTCTTCTCTTCTTTGTTTGATTATTTTTATAAAATGTTCAAATAACTCCATTACTTTCTACCTCTCCTTATTGCTTCTTTTCCTTTTTTTGCAATAGCAACAACTTTGCTTTTACCCATAACTTTAGCTCGTTGCTCCATTACTGTTAGTATTTGTATCTTACGTGCAAAGGGTTTGTTTACACGTTTAACTTTTGCAACTGTTGCTCTAGCATCTGCAGGTGTTGCAAATTTTATTCCAACGGTGTCTTTTGGATTTTCATCTGTGTAGAGTCTTCTACCAGAACCTTTTGGTTTTTTACCTGTTCCTTTTTTTGGATCGCTCATAATTTAAAATGTTGTAGTTCGTTTAATTTTTCCTGAGCATCAACAATCTTCTGTAAAAGTTTATCTATCTCTTCTAGATGTTGTGGATGTTCACCTATACCCACAGGTCTTTCTAGATAAATTTTTATAGTAGCGTCTGCTTCGGAAATTTGTGCGTTATATTTATCTTCTAATGCTTGTAGTATTGCTTGTTTTAACATTTCCATCTCCGTCTTGCCTGACGGATTCTGGAATTAGGATCGTTTCTTGTTTTAGCTGATGCTCGTTTTAATTGTCCGAGTGATCTTGCGCAGTATGATTTTCTGCGTTTAGCAGCTTTTGATCCAGGCTTCACTTTTCCTGTCACGGCTGTTTTTAATTTAGAGCCGGGATTTAATCTTCTATAGGCAGCGACACCGGCTCGGGTCATACCTGCTCCAGACTTTGTAGGTCTAAAGTTCTTTTTGTTTCTAGCAGGCATAGTTCCTTTACTCATTAAACTAAACCTCCCATGCTCATCTTTTTTCTTTTTGGTGCAAACGTTGCAGCTCTACTCGGTGTCGGGCCAGTATTTGCCTTCGCTTGTTTTCTTGCTACGGCACCCGCACGTTGCCCTTTGGACATCCGTCTTGCTTTCGCAATGGGCACGCATTTTGGATAATTTTTTCTTTTTTCTCCACCACTCCGACCACATTTTGGGTATGAGCCATCCGATCGCTTGTTTGCAATATCGACCCAATTCTCTTTTACCCATGCTCGTAGACCTTTTTTGGCCATTAGTAGACCTTCGTTTTCTTTCTCTTGTTAGACATTACTTTGCCACAACCAGTTTTAACGGAACCACCAGAACCATACATTGGTCTGATCATACCGCCACCCATTTTTTTAGTTCGTCCTTTTTTACCACCAGGTGTAATTTTACCAGAACAAACTCCAGAAGCATACATATTAGCATACGCACTTGGGTACACTTTAAATTTTCGCTTCGCTGCGGCCTTACCTCTTGGACAAAGTTTTGCCATTACTTCTTCCTTTTATATTTAGATACTTTGCCACCTTTTTTAGCTACCATTCTTTTTGGATCATATCCAAATTTTCTAGCTAACTCAGGTTTCTTTTTAGCTAACTTAGCTAAACCTTTTTGTTTACTTTTACTTATTGGTTTCCCAGGCATATTATCCTCTTCTCGCTTTCCCAAATCCTCTGATTTGAATTGGTTTTTTCTTTTTACGTCTAACTGCTTTGCCACCTTTTTCTGTTTTTACAATGATTCCACCTGATTTTGCACCAGCTTGTATATCTGGAAACAAAGGATCAGATCCAACACCTCTAAGCATCATAGCAGGATTCATTGGTAATTTCCTAGGTGCAACTCTAGTTCCAAACTCATTAATTAAGTTTGACATGTCTGATACGTCCCCACCTTCTGTTGCTAAAAAGTCTTTGTTTTGTCTTCTTAAATTTCTAGCATTCATAAAGGCTTTTCCTAAACCAGCAATCGCTAACAAAGGCGCTGCTTTTTTAAGAATCTTTTTTAGTTTTCTTGCCATTATTTTTTTCCTCCTCCATTACGGAATATTTGTGTACCCTTTATACCATAAATGCTCGCGACTACAAGTATCCAAAGGTTTGTGAACCATGACGGGAGCTGCGAGAACATCTCGAAGAATAATTTTACCTTGTCCATCGCAGTCGGGTCATCCGATACGACTGCCCAGGCCAAAATAGCTACGGGCGTGCTTAAAATTATCAAAACTGCCTCGTCCTTCCAGTCTGATTGTCTTGCTTCCAGTAATTTTCCTTGGTATTGCTCTTCTCCTCGAGCCATACGGTCGGCATGTAAGAGTTGTGCCTCTGACATAGCCATTTTCGTCTTCTGTTTGTTAGCATAAATCTTACTTCCTGCAGAAATTGCTAATTTTATTGCGTTAAACCACATAATTTTTAATTTTTACCTCTAATTATTGTAACACCACCCGTTGGTTTGTCCATTTTTGGTGCAGATGGTATTGTTTTACTTAAAATTGTCTTCTCAATTGAAGTATTTGCTCTTAATTTGGCTAATTCTTCGTTTTGATCCAACTTATCTTCTTGATTTTCTTGTGCCATCATGGCTTTCATCTTATCTAAGTTCAATCTTTGATCAGCATCTTCTGCTTTTCGTGCATCATTCATTGCTCTTAGGTCTAATTCTCTTGCTTTTAACTTAGCAATAGGATCATTTCCTAATTGACCCATAATTTGATTCTCTTCTTCTTTAAATTCTTGAGTCATATCTGCGATTAACTTAGATTTTCTAGCTTCTAACGCTAACGTTAACGTTAAAATTTGTTGTTGCGTGTTTGGATCCTGTTGCATCATTGGATTTTGTTGAACTGCCATCTGTAATTGTTGTAATTGTTGTAGCTCTTGCATAAATTCTACTTCGATTTGTTCTTGTGCCATGAAAGCGATGTGTTCAAAAATATTTTTTTCTAATGCACCAAGAACTGCAGGATTATTTCTAGCTAAACTTGTTGCCATAAAATTTAAGTGAGTTGTAATATGTGATCTATGATCTTGACCTTTGAATGCTTGAAAAGGTTTACCGGACATAGCTAAAATATTTTCAGATGCTGGGTCCATCGGCATAGGTTGTTGAGGTGGTGGTAATATTTGATCAATATTTTTTACACCGATTGCTTCATACATATCTCTGTATGCTTCATACATGTTGTGTATTTGTGGATTGGACATCGCAAGTTGTAGTTCTGTTTGAGCTAAACTTATTCTTTGTGATTGTGAAAATATATTAGGATCTGCAACTGGAATAATATCAATCTTGTCATCAAAGTCTTGTTGCTTGATCATTCTTTGTGCACCAACAACATCGTATGGATATTCTGGTGGTAGATATTGTGAGAAGACATCTGCTAATAATTTAAATTCTTGTTTCATTGCAGCGTACATTCTTTTGTGGATCGCTGACATAACTCTTGATCCTCTTTCAAGAAGAGCAATAGTTGTACCTACAGCTGCTTGTTGATTACCATCTCCAACTTGCATATCAGCAATAGCTGCAAATCTTTGACCTGCTGAAACTACAACACCCATTAACTGTAATAATGTTGCTGATGGTTCTTTAAATGGCAAAGGCATAAATGCATCTCTGATGTTACCACCAGGAGCATCTACGTCTCTAAACTCACCAGGTTTAATTGCTTCAGCTTCATCTCTTAATCTAATACCTCTTTGTTTAAATCCAGCTGGTAAATTTGAAAATGTCCCTGCATCAATCAAAGATCTAAGTGTAGCTGTTGCAGTTTTAGATAAACCACCAATCATGTGTATTAATCCAAAACCATAAAAACCAAGACCTGGTAAAAATTTAAAATGTACAAAGTAATCTATTTTTCTTCTAAGAGGATCGTCTTGTTTATAATTTCTTCTAATAGATAAAACTTCCTTACTGCCTTGATCTATTGTTACGATATACGGCAATTTAATTCCTGTTGCTTCACCTGTCTCCATATTTTTATCTTCAAACCCTTCAAGGTCTAAATCAGTATGAAACTCTAAAATTGTAAAATCATTTTCATCTTTTGATTTTCTAACTCCTTCGATTTCTAATTCTTTCTTGTCAACTTCTGTATCCTGAGTGTAACCTGGTTGTAATTCTATATCTCTGTAAAAACCAGAAACTTGTTTTTTTCTTAAATCATTTTCTGACATTTTTAATCTATGTACAACTGCATCTGCATCTTCAATAGATGTAGCAGTATAAGGAACTATCAAATCATCCGATGGGATAAATTTAGAAACGGCTCTGTCAAGAAGTTCATCGTAGTAAACTTTCTTAAAAGCAGAGCCGCTTAGAGGGAGATAAAAAAGCATCTGATCGAACTCGGGTTCATACTCTTTCATCTTATTCATGAGCTGATAGTTCATGAAATTTTTTACTCTTGAGGCTTGGTCTTCTTTTTGTCTATTAATTGCACCCATGATTTGAGTGTGTACTGGACCTTTAGCCGGAAGTAATTCTTTATAAGCTTGTGCTTGAAACTGTGTTACTGCTTCTCCTAAAACTGGGTGTGTTACCCCTGAAGCACCATCGAAAGGTTGTGTTCTATCTTCGTATTTAAATCCTAAAAGATCTAAACCTTTTACATAACTATCTTCCCATTCTTTACGAGAAGATTTGTAATTCATATAATTTGTAAAAAGTTCTGAACCTAGTCTACCTAAAATATCTTCTGGTAAGATATCTGCTAGATTATCAAAATGTGTTTCTGTGCCTTCTAGATTAATTTTGTTTGGCTCGAAGTTTACGTCTACTGAACCATCTTCATTCTGTTGTATATCTACGCCTTCACCACCTTGTGACTCTTCAACTTTTTCTTCTGCTAAAGCTACTTCTTCTTCACTAGGCGTTGTTACGCTTGTCTCTACTACGTTTGGTAGAGCTTTGTCTATTGTTGACATTTTTCTTTTTCTCCGAGTTCGTTACTACTATAATCTTTTTTCCAGGCACATTCAACCCTTGTGGATTAGGTCCGCTTTTTGGGGGTGGTCCCCCTCCTGGAATTAATTTAACCATTAATCGTCTAATAAACCTAAACCTTGTATACCAAGTGAAGCTGCAAATCCACCTATTCCTAATCTAGATAACCCAGTTAATGCAGCTCTTGATAAACCTAATCTAGCTACTTTTCTAACAGTCGGACTTAATCCTCTAGTTAGTTTTGGAGTTTGATCTGCAAGTGCAGGATATAAATAATTTAATGGGTCTGTTGCAATATCTATTGGTGAATCTCCAGCAGCAACCTGTGATGCAATATCACCAGCTGCAAAAGGTGTAAGTAATGCAGGTGACGCTGCAACTCCTAATCCTCTACCTAAGACTCTTAAACCTGTTTTAGCTATACCTGGTTTTTTTCTTTCAATACCTGGAGATCTAGATGCAAATTTTAAATCTGTTTTACTTGCTCTAATTGTTGATGGTGCAGCAAGTGCAGTTGACCCTGCTACAGCTACACCGAGTGCAGGTAATTGATAATCTAATATTGCCGGTCTATCTATGTCAACCGATACAGGTTGTGTTGCCATATCAACTAACATATTCTTCTGTTGATCTTCGTTTGATAAATAAGTTGTTGGATCATCATTTCTAAATGCTTTGACTAATCCTATTCCAGTTCCTACGGCTGCACCGATACCAAATGTTCTAATACTAGGATTTTTTAAAAACCCTAATGCTGCATTTTTAAATTTTGGAATAATACCTTGTGTTTGATTTATTTTATTTAAAGTTCCAACTCTGTCTGTCTCCATGGCTTCAGCCATTTCTTTAGCGCAACCACCAGAAAAACCTATTCGACCACCGTCTTTACTAAATGCAACTTTACCTTTAAAAATATTACAAACATTTCCTGTATTATTTTGTGCAGCTGCTACAATTGTATTTTTTATATTACTTTCCCAAAATGGTTTTGCTTTTTTAACATCAATATAAAAGCCTTTGTCTTTTGCAAACTGTCCAATATCAAGTCCTGCTTCTTTAAATCTTTCTAGAGTTTTCGGAGAATAAATTTTTGGATCTATTGTTTGTCCAACTTTTATATCTGGTAAATTTAATTGATTTATTTGATCTAATGTAAATCCTTTTTTTGTTAAAGAATTTATTAGTGTTGTTCTATTTGAATCCAAAGATAAAGCTATTCTTTTAGCTTCCTCTACATTAGGGGTATTACCAGATAGCAGTTTTTGAATACTTGAAATTTTTTTAGAAAACTGTCCTTGATATCTTGCTAGTTCACCCTCGTTTATATTTGTATCAACAGCATCTACAAACACGCTAAATGGTTGTATCCCTCTAGACTCACCCGTGCTAAGACCAATAACTTCATTAACACTAAATGGAACGGTTTGACCTTGTTTCAAACCTAATACATTTTTTAATTCATTTCTAAAATTAATTTTAAATGTTTCTAAATTTCCTGATTCATTAGGATACAATTTATTTATGTTATCTAAAGCTAATCTATAAAAAGCACTTCTACGTGCGTTGTTCTTAGTATTTAGTGAGAGTTGATTTATAATTTTTTTTCCAAGAACAGCATCTTTTGCAATATCTATATCAGTTCTAAATGTTTCCCCTCTTAAAAGTCTAGAGTATAAAGCTTCTGTGTTTGCAACTGTAGTAGGAGTTGACATAGAAGTTTTTTGAATAACTTCACCTATGTCAGGTAGTTGTCCTTTAGTGTCTTTTAATTTTTTTCTAAATAATTTGTCGTACTCCTTAATATTATCCACCATGGCAGAAGATATTTTTGGAGAACTAATTAAAGCGTTCCAATTTTTTAAAACATTAACACCTGGATCTTTGTAACGAACGACTGTCTCTCTCAACCCTGTTGTTGGATTAACACCAACGGTTCTTATCTTTTTAATATTGTCTGCTATAAATCTTGTTGATGTGTCTTGATTTGGTTTTGATTCATAGGTTCTTAAAGTTTGTAAAGGAAGGCCAAGTTTTTTAGCCATATCTGTTGGTGTTAAAGTAAAACCTTTAGCACCTTTAACAAGTTTTTGATTTAATAAAAAAGATTTGTATGCATTTGACTTTTGATAAATTTCTAAATCTTTGTATGGTGTTTCAATGGTCTGATTGACAAAATCTCTAAATTTTTTATTTTTTTTATAAATTTCATCGACTTTACTTACTCCAACTTCTCCTCTACCTGTAAATTTTTTAATAGAAAGATTTTTAAAGTTACCTTTATTTTGTTCTCTTTTTATAAAAGCACTAATAGTTGCAGTTTCAGCATTAGGTGCTTTTGCTTTCTTTTTTATTTCTTCAAGGCTAAGATTAAATTTTTTTCCACTAGCTAAAAGTCTATTTAAATAATCAGAAATTTTTTGAATCTCAGGAGATAATGCCATTAGACCTCCAGGATCTTAGCTAGGCCACCGCTCTTCATGCCAATGTCGATTCCTAGTTTCTTTTGAATTTCTAATATTTCTTCTGGAAATCTTTCAGGGTTCTTTAATACTTCATTTACTAATTTCATATATTGTGTTTTTTCTTTACCAACTAAACTTTTATCCATAGCGATTTCTTTAAATAGTTTAGTTACCATAGGTCCAGTAATTCCAAATTGTTCTGCAGCAGCAAAACCTTCACCTGCTCCTCGCTCTATCGCTTGTTTTCTTTTAGCCATACCTAATGCTTTACCTACAAGTCTTCCAGCAAAGAAAGGTACACGTCCACCATCTGCAAACTCGAAATCATCTATGTCAACTTTTGTTGGATCAAACTTTCTATCTGTAATAGTTCTACCAGCTGAATCTCTAACACTAACTAATCTTTCTGCAAAAAGCTGTATATCATCTGGTGTATCTAATTTTGCAACAGCTGCTGCAACACGTGGTCCAAAATATTTTTGTACTAATAAAAATGGATCCCCTAATGCTCCGCCACCACCTTCAGTCATGGCTTTAAAATCAGCTTTCGTCATTGCTGAAGCTAGTGTAGGTCCTTCAGGAAAAGTTGGATCTTCTAAATTTTTTATTCTATTTAAAAATTCTCTAGCGTTTGCTCTAACTACAGGCTGAGCATTTTCTGATACACCTGCGTTTAAATAAATTTTGTTAACGACATCATTTAAAATTAAATCTTTGTTTTTTACACCTCTTAATAATTCTAATCCTTCACCTGTTGGTAAAATAGTTTCACGTGGATCAACACCCTCTGACTTTGCTAAATTTTTAATTGTCTCTTCTGCAGATACAGTTGGTCCTGCTATATCATCTGCACCGCCGCGCGAACCTGGTGGTGGCAGATCATCTGCCATAGCTCTTAAAGACATCAGACCTTCTCGATCAAGGCCCCTGGTCCCTGTTACCATGTCCGTGATGTTTGCTGGAGCTGCAGGTGGATTATAAATAC